CATATCTTCCAGCATCCTTAATATTTGTCCGCTATCGCGGTGCGCATCATCACGGCGCTGGTATTGATCGCGTACTGCCTGCACCGCATGAGCAAGTTCTTTGATATCCGTTTGCAGATTGCGCAACCACATTCCGCCCAGGGCAGCAATCAGGCTTAGCGCAATCTGAAATGCGGTATCAAGCGTTAAAGCCACGTTCAATGCTCCCCCTCGGACCAGTTCCCTATGGCCCTTAGCTGGTTTTCCAGTTTCAGGCACCACGCGCCGTAATCAACCGCGTGACTCAGTAAATCTATGGGCTGTAACCCGGCTCCGGGGCCAGTGGCATTTCCGGTATGACCAGCAGCGCGGGCGGGATTTTTGGACACGTTTGTGCCACCTGTGGCGTAGCCCAGACTGGTGCGGTATTCCCGCAGGCTGTCAGGACCAATGCCGGTATAAGCGACAGAATCATTCTTAACCGCATCGCGACTTCTCCTTTTTTGTTGCTTTCTTAGCGTGTCCAGTTCGATTTGTTTTTTGTTCAGCGCCGCCACAGCAATTTCGGCGCGGGCCTGCTGTTCCTGCTGCCTGATCAGGGCTAAGGTCAGCGCCAGTGCCTGTCGTTCGGCCGCTTCACGTTTTTCTTGCTCAAGTCCGTGCACCTGCTGGTTTAACGTGCTGTTTTCACGGCGAACGGCCGCAAGGTCAGCCGCGCCGTTGCGCCAGCCGTCATTCCAGAAAACCACCCCGGCAACCGCAGCGGCCACCCCTGCCAGCAACAGCGCCGGCAAATGATTTTTAATCAGCGTTAAACCGGTTTTAATCCACATCCTTTGTCGTCCTGTCCCGTTTCAGTGCCTGCCATTTCGAAGCCTGCGACTGCGTAACCCAGGCACCCAGATAGCCGATAAACAGCCATTCATCCATTTGACCTGTCAGCCCGCGCCACAGTAAAACCGTCGTAGTCGCTATAAACGCGCCAACCAGCGTCGCGTCGGAGGCTGACAACCGCCCGGTTGCTGGGTTAGTTATTAATTCAACTAACCTCATGCGCAGGCTCACAGCGGAGTTGCAATATGTTCTGGCAATGCATCCATGCCGTTTCGTAACCAGTCCCGGACGTCAAAGCCCGGACAGATTTTGATGAATTCATCCGGCGTGATACGCCCGTCACCGTTCTTGTCAGGCGACAAATCGCGGTGGCCGCAAATTCTGGCGTTGGGAAAATGAGATTGAAGATTGTCAACAAGCTGCTTCAGGGCGTGCCATTGGGTCGAAGTGAAAGCGTTAGTGCCGACCAGACAAACACCCAGCGAGCCAGTGTTATAGCCGCGTACATGCGCGCCTGTCTCGCCGACGGCGCGGCCCGTTTCGACCATGCCGTCAGCGTCGATCACATAGTGATAGCCGATATGTTTTAGCGTCGAATTGAACGCGTTAACGCGCGCGGCGGCGCGGTGAAAACCGGCTGCTTTATGCCAGCGGTCAATAACCTGCGCGGCTGTTTCGTTGCCGTTTGCCAGTGGTTTACCGTTTTGACTGGCGGCGCAGTGAATAACAATGAGGGTTATGTCGGTCATGATGGCACCATGTGTAAAAAACATGGTGCCAGTGTGTCAGAGGTACGGGGAGTGAATCAGGGGACAGGGTTCGTCATATTACCCAATCAGAACAGGGGGAGCTGGTCGTTGCTGTCGTTGCGTGCAATGAGGCGCTGCGCGTAGCGGTCACTGAATCCAAAACGCGGACACAGCAGCATCAACGCAAAGCGGCCAGACTCGCCACGTCCGCGCAAGGCGTGATACTCGACGAGAAAGCGACGGTTACGCAGTTCACGCAGCGCAGCGGCACAGCGCGGAATATACAGCGATTCACCGCCGAACCGGGCGACAACATGAGCCACTGCGCTATCGGGTAGCGTATCGGCCAGCACGTCGGCGCGGCGGTTGCCGCTGTGGCGAATATTTTTACCCACAGGAAAGGTAACGCCGCCGAGCCGTTCAATCAGCGTCAACGTGTGACGATAGCCGATTAAATCGGCTAATTCCAGCACAACAGCGGGTAGCAGTTCACGCACATCCTCGAGATCGGCAGCAGTTTTCATCACTCTTTCTCCTGTGTCCGGGTCCGGCGTTTCTGGTCGATGATCAGCGCCTGCATAAGTTTCGTCAGCTCTTCATCGGTCAGCCATTCAATGGCCTGACGCCCCTTAAACATGTGCCGTGTCATTGATTCTGCGTACTCCCACGGCCTGCCGGCATCCGCCAGCATGGCCTCGATTTTTGCGAGTATGTCTGTACGAGAACGTGCGACATTCGGACGGCGACCATAGCGCGGAACTGAACGGGGAAAACCGCTGTTATGCATGTACTCCAGCACCTTTTCCAGCTCCGCAAGACTGCATTTTGTGCTGCTGGTCTTGCCTCCGGTACACCGGGCCAATACGGCCCGGTATGTTTCATCATCCCATTTAAGAGAGGATTTGCCGGTATGCAGGACGCGGATCAGCTTTTGTTTAATCCCACTCTGCGCCACGTTTCCAGTCCTCCATCAGCTCATTAAGCAGTTTGGCTAAACGTTCGACTTCTTCCGCCATACTCCGTCGCGCCGTTTCCAACCGGCGCAAATGACTTCGCGCTAGTTTTACATGTTCGCTATAGGGATTAGAGGCCATTATTTTACCCTCGCATTTAACTTATAGCGGTCAATAGCTGCTTTCATTTCTACCTTTACGCGGCCTTTATAAATGGAATAGCCGCGCGGGTCATAAAATTTAAATCGCAACTTCCCAGGGTAATCGGTTCGTTCAACCACAATGGATTTATTTGTGAAGTTATAAACACGCTCAATACCATTGAAGCGATATTCACAGTCGCTGACTTTTTGAATCATGACGCCCCCGAAAAATTGACTAATTTAATAATCCAGTAGATTGCACAAACTACGGCTAAGCCTCGTATCGCAAGGAGTATCTTTTGCTCTTCTGACATAGTATTTCCTGTATTCAGGCGTAGCCCGGCCCGGCGGGTTTACGCCATAATTAAAGGGTGAGTAATAAACTTTTAAAATTAGCTTTCGGGTGTGAGTGATCCCACTTTCACGAAATAGGGCGCTTTATCTATTTCAACAATGCAGCCACATTCAAAATCACGGGCAATATCTGTAGTTTTAACCAGAATGCGCGCCTGTGTAACTTCACCACGCTGCAATGAAAAAATATCTCCTATTGACCACGTATTATTAAACTCGGTGGCTTTCATTACATTGCCGCCGCTTTCGTGTAGGGCTGCGCGCTCAGAAAGACTTTTAAAGCGCGTCATCTCACACCCCCGCAATATCTAAGGGGATCGGCGCATATTGATCCGTGTCGCCTACACGTTTATAGACACGGATGTAGGAACGACTGCCAACCACCTGTACAGCTTCGCCTATGGCCCTCATGGCACGCTGCCAGCGCTCGTCTTCTATTTCATAACGGCGTAGAGCAAGCACCGCTCCGGTGTTGATGTCACCTTCTTTATCTGTGGAGAACGCGCGATTAATAATGGTGTGGATCTCCGGTCTGGCACCATCCACCCATTCGGCGAGGCACTCGTCAATCAGCGCTTTCGCTGACTGCAACCGTTCATCAAAAGCGAGACGGTCTTGCATCGCCCGCTGTATTTTGTATTTGCCATCGAAAGAATACAGGGTGACATTGCCCTTTTTACCGCCCAGGCTCACGCCATATTCATTTGCAGACAGGTCAACAAATGCCGCAATATCTGCGAACGCGGTTAATTTAAAGTCGCTTAATACTTCACTAACCGCGACCGCTTTATCGACCAACTCTTTAACCAGGCCGTCGCGCGCCTTATCGATATCTTTAATCAGGCTTTCTGGCGTCATCACGCCTTTAGCGTCAACCCAATAGCCCGCAGGGGCGGTTAAATCGGTAAATTGCTGAGATTTAATGGACATTCTTATCTCCTTGCTGAGTATAAACGTTTAAAATTTCAGAGCTGACATAATTGCCTGACTTCGTCAGTTCTCGTATATACATTTCATTTATAACTTTGAGAATTGCGCCTGCCTTTTGTTTCATAATTAACGCCAGACAGTCGGAATGACCGGGCCTTTCATCACTTAGCCCTTCAATGTTTATGTGAATATTCACAGGAATAGTGAGTTTCCCAGGCTTATCACCTGAAACTTCATCACTATCAGTAAACTCAAATGTAATTTTTGCCATATTTATTAACTCCAGATAACCGTACAACCATTAATATGAGAAACACGTTTAACATTCCGTATGCCATTTAACTGCTGGGGTATTTCACGGACGGGCCAGACGATGCCGCAATCTGGCGGTGTGGCATAAATCAGGGGTAAAGATTCATGACGCCCGGATACATATCCACCTTTACTACAAATTTCTGCTTTTGCGCGGGAACGCACCGCACACATATAAGTTCTGTCCATAACCTGAACTCCTTTAATTTATTAACATGCCCGAATATTCCTCCACCAATGCGACAGAAATGCCCTGATCACCGATCGCGCTTGCTCGCACCACACCACGCGCCAGTTTGAACAAACGGCGATAATTCCCCTTTGAGGTTTTGTAAAATATGTCGGCCAAAGCCGGTGGTATTTCGTATTTACCAGCTTCGTCATCAGCGGGTAATAAACTATTCAGAATGCGGTCAAAATCGGCGCGGTCATGCTTCGCCTTTTCTTTATCAAGGTCGAGCGCCATGCCCACGCGGCTGTATAGCTGGGCATATTCACCGCGACGCCCTTTAAGGTTGAGCAACAGACGCGGCATACCGGCCAGAACTACACCCGCACCTGACCGGTCATGTATACGGCGCATTGCCTCCAGCGCACGGTAGGACAGCAGTTCTGCCTCATCGATTAGCACGATCCAGCCAGTGTCATGCAATGCGGCGATGCAATTCTCGCTAAGTTCGTGGATGTTGCCGCGTTTGTTTACACCCAGTCGCTCGCATAGCTCCTGCAACAGCACCTTTGTGGTATAACCGGGGTCAGCTTCAATCAGGATTACATCTTTGTAACTGTTAGCGTATTGTCGCAAAACCATGCTTTTACCCAGCCCCGCAGAGCCGTGAATCACACCAATATCGGCATCAAGATGCGTATTACGCAGCAAAGTGAGGCATTTGCTGGCTAGCTGTGTTTTGACAAAAGTCGCTTTAACTTCGCGGCTTTTCTCTTTGTCCTCTTCGCGAGTAATAAAGTTATTAATAGCGGCTTCAACGTTATCAATATTGCCGGTATATATTCCCTTTAAATATTGGGAAATAGTCGCGGTGCTTAATCCTGTTTTTGCTGCCACCTTACTTTGGGTATAGTGCTTCCTCGCCATCAGGCGATTTAAATTCTCAAAGACATTCATTTTTAAGCCTTAACGGTGATTACCGTATTTTTGTATATCGTCTTCATACTCGGATTCGAATAAATAGGGCTTGCTACTTATGCGCTCAGCCTCAGCCTCAGCCTCAGCCTCAGGAGGTATAAACTTACTGAAATCAGTATCGGGTTTATGCTCCAGCGCGGGCAGCAGTTCATCCTCTGCGTCCTGTATCTTGGTTTCTGCCAGTTTAATTTTACGTTTTGCACGTTCGTTCATGGCTTTCTGGACTCTGGCCACTGGTACTGGTGAGGCGGTGTTGCCGTTCCAGACAGCGGTACAAACATAAGTACCATCCATCTGACGGATAATGACTTCATTCGGATCATGAATATCAAAGGCTACCCGTACATCCTGCCGGTCAACGTTAATTAATTCTGTTGAGAAATATTGGTTATTTTCCAGTGCCACCCAGCCACGCTGCGCAACACGAATCACCTCTGGCATAAACATTTCTCGTAATTCGCCATCAGCCATGTATTCGATGTCGTCACCTTCCTGTTCCAGAACCAACTGGCGGTAAGCTGCTGGCGACATCCATTTCCCGTTAACTTTTGGTAATTCGCTGTGTTCGTGACAGTTGTTGTAGTCGTCTATTTCTGCCTGCACTGCGTCAATCAGCTGCCGCCACGTTGGCAGAATGCCGATCGTCTTCTTATTTTGCGCTGTCAATTCGCGCCCATCCCTCAGGGCATTGGACAGACTAAGTAAGTGCTGACCGCGATGTAAAACAGCGTGCAAAAGTGAGCAGGTTTCCGGGGTGATCAGCGTCCAATTTTGACCACCCCGGGTGTGTGTCACACTCCTCCTTTTCGGGGGAGTAACCTGGAATGCTTATTATGGAAACTATTGCCAAGATCCGCCGCCGACACCTCGTCAATGGCGAAAGCATCAGCGCTATTGCTCGCTCTCTCAATCTGTCACGTAATACCGTCAAAAAATATATCAATACCTCCGATGAACCCGGCTACCAGCGACAACGCCAGTACAAACCACAGCTGGGCCCTTTTCTCGATATCCTGGATAAATGGTTAGAACACGACCAATGCCTTCCTAAGCCCCGCCGGCGGTCTTCACGTCGGTTATTCGAAGGTCTGCAAAATGAGGGATATCACGGCGCTTACGACAGCATTCAGCGACATGTCAAAATCTACAAAGCAAGCCGCAACCCCAGCAAACTGTCCCAGGCATTTGTCCCCCTATCCTTTGCACCCGGCGATGTCGGCCAGTTTGACTGGAGCTACGAACACGTGGTTCTCGGGGGCGTTTCCCAAACTATCAAACTGGCCCATTTTCGCCTGGCCTACAGCCGCCAGATGTTCGTCATCGCCTATCCCCGCGAAACTCAGGAAATGGTCCTCGATGCTCATGTAAAGGCCTTTGCTTTCTTCGGTGGGGTTCCCCACCAGATGATTTATGACAATCTCAAAACCGTCGTCCAGACCGTGTTTGCCGGGAAATCACGGCGCTTCAACGGGCGTTTTATGACGCTTGCTAACCATTATTTGTTCGAACCCGTAGCCTGTACTCCGGCATCCGGCTGGGAAAAGGGGCAGGTCGAAAATCAGGTGGGCAATATCCGTGAGTGGCTTTTCACCCCAACGCCCCGCTTCGCAGATTTTACCGGGCTTAACGCGTGGCTGGCCCAGCGCTGCGGCGAACTGGCGTCGCGTCGCCATCCACAACGAGCAGAAACCATCGCCGACGCCATGCAGGATGAAAAACTCGCTTTAAACCCGGTCTCTATGCCGTTCGACAGCTATGTAGAACAGCTCCTGCGGGCTTCCAGCACCTGCTTAATCACCATCGATCGCAACCGCTACAGCGTGCCGGCCGCGTGGGCGGGTAAGATTATTTCAGTAAGGCTGAGCGCAGAACGTGTCCGGGTCGTAGCCGAAGGTCTGGAAATCGCCAGTCACGCCCGCGTTTTTGGGCGCGATCAGGTTTTCTGTGACCCCTGGCACTATTTGCCTATTTTGGAGATTAAACCGGGGGCGCTGCGCCACGGTACGCCATTCGTTAACTGGGTTCTTCCTCCCTCCGTTGAGCGCGTTCGCCAGACCTTACTTGCCCAACCAAAGGGGGATCGGGCCTTTGCCGATATTCTGCTGGGCGCCCGTGATGCGGGACTGGAGGCACTAGATATCGCCTGTCAGCTAGCACTGGAATATGGCAAACCCAGCGCTGCGGTGATCCTCAACGAGCTTCGGCGATTAGTCGAGCCACCTCGCAACCCGTCGTTAGACGTCCCTGAGAGCTTACGTTTATTCACTGAACCGCTGGCCGACTGCACCCGTTACGACAGCCTGCTGGAGGTTAACTATGTCTGAAGATAACTTGTCGCGGCTGAAGGCGCTGAAGCTTTTTGGTATGGCGGAAGCCTGGAGTGAGCTGCGGGCTGAGGCGGGGCGTCAGCCGGTGTCAAATGAAGGGATGTTACTGAAATTGCTGGATGCGGAGCAGGCGGACCGCCATGCCAGAAGTTTACGCTATCAAATGAAGTCGGCGCGTTTTCCCCATCACCGTGACCTGACAAACTTTGAATGGCAGGAAAGTCCGTTGTTATCGGAGCACGTCGCGCAGCTAGCGTCAGGGGAATATCTGGAATCAGCCCGCAATCTCATTTTAGTGGGAGGGACAGGAACGGGTAAAACCCACCTGGCGACAGCGCTGGGAGTGGCGGCGGTAGAGCAAGGTAAGCGGGTACGATTTTACAACGCGGTAGACCTGGTCAACCAGTTAGAAAAAGAGAAGCTGGCGGGGAGGGCTGGCAATCTGTCCCGACAACTGATGGCGATCGATGTGGTGATCTTAGATGAACTGGGTTATCTACCCTTCCCGGGTTCGGGTGGTGCGCTCTTATTCCATCTGATAAGTCAGCTGTACGAAAAGAGTTCGTTGATCATCACAACCAATCTGAATTTTGGTGAATGGGTGAGCGTTTTCGGCGATGCGAAGATGACAACGGCGCTGTTGGACAGGGTAACGCATCACTGCGAGATATTGGAAACGGGGAACGATTCATACCGGTTTAAATCACGGAAAAAAAGGGGCTGACCCCTGGTCAATATTCGACGCTGTTTGCTGGTCAAAATTCAACGCTGATTGACACTGACCGCGAACCCGAACGGCGTTAGGGTCTGCCCCAATGCCGTTATAGGTCAGAAACCGCTTAGCCAAACGGTTAGGCATCACGCCGTTCAGTCGCTCGATAATCCCTCGTGCCTGCGGATTGCCCGGAATACCGGTCATGTGCTCAATATTGAGACGCGGGAAAATACCGGTAATATCCGCATCTAGCATTTTGTTTGTCTCACCGCCGCCATTATCTGAATACACAAATAGTGGTTTGCCGTGATGTTTCATACCGTGCCTGTAGGCATCGGCCACTGCGATAGCGTTCTCTGACAGCGAAACGCTCCAGCCGACAATAAAGCGTGTCCGGCCATCAATAACCAGCGTCAACTCAGGCGTGAATGGTCTGCCGTGTATAGGGTGCGCCACTTTCAGATTTAGTGACTTACCATCCGATATCCAGCACCCATTAACCGGCATTTGCGACCAGTCACGCTGCTGATAAACTTCGAACGCTTTAGCCGCTGAACCGCTTACACGGCCTCGCATCCGTTCACGTAATGGCAGTTTATCGACAAGTCGGATCACCGCGTCATACGATGGCAGCGCCATTAACATGGCGGGCTGGCCGCAGTAAACTTCGTACCACTCCCGTTTAAACGAGCGGTAAGCCTCTTTAACTGTTGGGCCGTTCTGATTACTGTAGTGCGGCCAAAACATACCGTAGAACCAGACCACATCTTCCGGGCGCTTGCGTTTAGGCTGGCCGGGAGCCAGTAAAGCTAACCGCTCAAGCCCCGGTTTGGTGGTCAGATAAGTAGTCAGCCATTCTTGCAAACAACTTTTACTTACACCGATTCGGCTAGACCCTTTCCGGGCATTTGCCAGACCGGCGGCAACCATCATACGACCGGGCAGTGTTCCCTGGCGGGAACCGTTCGCTACATAGGTGACAGCGGCGATCCTTGACATCCCAGCCCCCCGTAACTTTTCCACTTCCTGTGCTAACAGGGCGCGAGCATCAGCCACTTTTTTCTGGTCATCGGTCAACGCTGAGACCTCGCGTTCAACCAGCGCAGGGCATTGGCGCATGATCTCCAACTCTTCACGTGGCTTCGCAACTGACTTGCGCTTAACCGGCAAACCAACAGATTTGCAGCCCGACTGCTCCAGAACCGATTTAAAATGGCGTTGGCGGATAGCTTCCTGCGTATCAGAGGGCAGGCAGTCGATATGATATTCGAATGCCTTGCTACCTTCGCGTTTACGCACCAAATCCGGAGCATTGCCTGCGCGTTTTTTGAGTGCTATGCGCAAGCCTTGCGCTGTGCCTGGCAAACCAGGCATGCCTACTAGCTCATTCACACTTAAAAACATAATCACGACACCTTACGAATATAACGGCTAGGCCAGATATAGGCCGGCTCAGTTCCTAACGCATCGGCAATGATGCGTTCCCCTTTGGGGTAGGCGCGAGAAAGTGCATTTTTTAAGGTATCTGGCTTTAAACCGGCCTTAACAGAAAGATTACGCATAGATAAACCTTCTTTGTGCAGGGCCGCGACAATATCGACACGGTGCCAATCCTGCTCAGCTCTTACTTCATTTCTATTCGTCAT